TTTGCTTGTCCGAATCCAACTAACATAACTTCTTCTTCAAAAGCTCTGTCACTTGTTTCTTGCTCAAAAATTTGAGCTGCTTCGTTTTCGTAGCGTGCGTACTCCAAACCGAACAGGGCGTTCAAACCAGGTTCTAGTTCTTTGGCAAGCTGTGCTCTATTAATAGCCATATCCTAATCTCCTATATTCCTGATGTTGAGTCCATATAATGAACGTTGAGTTTTACGACCGCTAATCGGCCTGCTGCAGTTTTATCTACAGCGCCTTCTGCTACTGAAGCTTCGTCATCAAATCCTACAACTTTTAAATTTAATGAAGCTGTAGTATTTACTGTTCCTACATCTAGTTCTCCTAAAGAGTAACCAGAAGTATTAGTTCCAGTAATTGCTGTTGCGAAGTTAGCATTAATAAACAGATTTGAATCAGGCATTGCTCCGTTACAATTAATAACGAATAATGCGTGAGGGTTATCTGCTACATAAGCTATAGCTTCTGTTGACGGCTTGATTGCCGCATATCCAGGCCAGTATGGTGCCCATGTTGGAGTTCCATCAGTTGCAATGTATTTACAACCCATGAAGACACCTAACAAAGGTACAGTACCGCCTGCCGCAGCGCCAGGTACATCTATTAATCCGCTAGCTAGAGGGATGACTGGAGTTCCAGTCCAAATCAAACTTGTTGTTCCACTGCTTGAGCCGTCGAAATTAATAGGATACGCATTAACGCCTTGGTTATTATAATTTGAGCCTGATCTTTCGTAAGGACGAAGACCAAAAGCTGCATCTATATTAGCCATAAT